ACCCGTCCCAACCCGTCCCGCGATCTGGTCCCAATGCCGGCCGCTCCGCTCGACGGCGGGACCGACGGGGGGACAAACGCTTTCGCGCTGTGCGAACCATTCTCAACTGGAGGCGGCGATGCGCGGTGATGCGGCGAAGGCGGTGCGGTTCCTGAATTGCCTCCGGGTTCCCGAGGGCAAGATGGCGGGCCGCAAGGTGAGGCTGGCGCCGTTCCAGCGGGCGTTCATCGAGGGCGCGCTGGCGAAGGATACGGCGGCGGCGGTGCTGTCTGTCGGACGCGGCAACGGCAAGTCGGCGCTCTCGGCGGGACTGGCGCTCGGCGCGCTGGTGGGCGTCTGGGACCGGCAGCCGCGGCGTGAGGTGCTGATTGCGGCGCGGACGCGGGACCAAGCGCGCATCGCGTGGGACTTCGCGGCGGGCTTTGCTGCGACGCTTCCCGTGGACGTGCGGGCGGGCTTCACCTTCCGGCGGTCGCCGCGGCTTGAAATCGAGTTCGAGGACGAGACCGGCAGTCACTATCTCCGGGCCATCGCGGCGGACGGCAAGAACACGCTCGGCAGCGCGCCGACGCTGTGTCTGATGGACGAGCGGGGCCATTGGCCGCTCGACAAGGGCGACGATCTGGAGGCGGCGCTGCTCTCCGGTCTGGGCAAGCGGGGCGGTCGGGCGCTGATCATCTCGACGTCCGCGGCCGACGACGCGCATCCGTTTTCGCAATGGCTCGACCATCCTCCGCCCGGAACCTTCGTGCAGGAACACAGGCCGTCTCCGGGGCTTCCGGCCGATGACGTCCCGTCTCTGCTGGAGGCCAATCCGGGCGCGGAGGCGGGCATCGGCTCGAGCGTTGAATGGCTGGAGGCGCAGGCGCAGCGGGCCATCGCGCGGGGCGGCAACGCGCTCTCGACCTTCCGCCTTTACAACAGAAATGAGCGCGTGTCCGGCGAGACGCGGGGCTTGCTGCTCACGGCGGACGAATGGCTCGCGGCCGAGGTCACCGACCTTCCGCCGCGGGACGGGCCGGCGGTTGTGGGCGTTGACCTGGGCGGCTCGGCGAGCATGAGCGCAGCGGCGTTCTACTGGCCGCAGACGGGCCGTCTGGAGGCGTTCGGCGCGTTCCCGTCCGTTCCCTCTCTGGCGGATCGTGGCGCGTCTGATGGCGTCTCCGGGCGCTATGTCGAGATGGAGGATCGCGGCGAGCTGGTCACGATGGGCGAGCGCGTCGTCCCTGCCGGGCGGTTTCTGCAAGAGGTGATGCGGCGGCTCGACGGCTGCGCGCTGCAATGTCTGGTCGCGGACCGATACCGGCAAGCGGAGTTTGAGGACGCGATGGCGGCGGGCGGCGTCTCGGCTCCGGTGGTCTGGCGCGGTCAGGGCTTCAAGGATGGCGCGGAGGACGTCGAGCGGTTCCGGGCGTCCATCTTCGACGGAAAGGTGTCCGTCGCGCCGTCGCTGCTGTTGAGGAGCGCCTTCGCGGACGCGGTGACGCTCTCCGACGTGGCGGGAAATGCGAAGCTGGCGAAAGGCCGCTCGACGGGCCGCATAGACGCCGCTGCGGCGACGGTGCTTGCTGTCGCCGAGGGCGCGCGGCGGCAGGCGCGGCCGGTCAGGGCGGCGCGGGCGCCGGTGTGGGCGTGAGCAAGGCGCACCATGATCGGCGGTGGCGCGGGCTGCGGCTCCAGGCGCTCCGGCGCGACGGCTGGCGTTGCGTCCGCTGCGGCTCTCGGCATCGGCTGGAGGTCGACCATATCGAGCGCGTCGAGGATGCGCCGGCGCTCGCGTGGGAGCTGTCCAATCTCCAAGTGCTGTGTCGTCAGCATCATCTCGAAAAGACCGCGGCCGAGCGGGGCCAAAAGATGGACCCGGCGCGGCGCGCGTGGCGCGATGCTGTGCTTTCGATTTGTCAAGGCCCAAAATCTGGGGTAAGGTGATAACGTAACAGCGCCCGTCGTGAGACGCGCCCGGCCCTTAGAAGGAACCACCATGCTTGAGAGCGTTCGCATCCAGCGCCGCCAGAGCGAAATCCGCCAGGAGCTGGCGACGCTCGCGGCGAAGTCCGAACCGACCGATGACGAGCTGCGTTCGATGGACGCGCTCGACAAGGAATATGGACAGAACGAGACCCGGCTGCGCGCCGCGCTGATCGCCGAGGACGGCGAGCGCCGCGAGGCAGGGGCCGAGCTGGAGACGCGCGCCGGCAACGAGTGGGCGGCGCTGGTGGCCGGCTTCGAGCTGCGGCAGGCCGCGCTTTATCTCGACGAAGGCCGCGCGCTCGCGGGCCGCACGGCCGAGGTGGTGACCGAGCTGCGGCAGGCCGGCGGTTATCGCGGCGTCCCCGTCCCGTGGGAAGCGCTGGAGGTCCGCGCGGGCGAGACCATCGCCGCGGCGACCCCGAACCCCGTCGACACGCGCCCGATCATCGACCGGCTTTTCCCCGCGTCCGTCGCGGCGCGCATGGGCGCGAGCATGGTCAACATCGGCGTCGGCGAGGCCGAGTGGCCGGTGACGACGCAGGGCGCGAGCGTCGGCTGGGCGGCGACCGAGACCGGGGCCGTGGGCGCGGCGCAGGCGTTCCAGACGAGCAACGTCGCGCTCAAGCCGGAGCATACGCTGGGCGTCGCCATGCGCCTCACGCGCAAGAGCCTGAAGCAGTCCGGGGCCGCGCTGGAGGCCGCTGTTCGCCGCGACATGAACAGCGCGATGGCCGTCGAGATCGACCGGGCGGTGTTCCTCGGGACCGGCGCGGACGGGCAGCCGCTCGGCGTCATCTCCGGCGCGAGCACCTACGGCATCAACGAACAGGCCGTGGACGCCGCGCCCGACTATGCGGCGTTCCGCGCCGCGGTGGTCCGGTTCATGTCCGCCAACGCGGTTTCCGCGCCGTCGCAGGTGCGGGTGCTGATCCGGCCGGAGGTGTGGTCCGCGCTGGAGGACGCCGCGGCGTCGACGGCGGCTCCGATGTGGGAGTGGGATCGGCTGATCGCCGCGATGGGCTCCGGCAACATCAGCCTGACGACCAACGCGCTCGCCGCGCCGACCGGCGACCCGCTGGCGTCCAAGGGGCTGCTGACGACCACGGCGGGCGGCGTCGCGCCGATCATGGTCGGCATGTGGGGCGCCGTGGACATGATCCGCGATCCCTACTCCGACGCGGCGTCGGGCGGGCTCCGGCTGACCGCGCTCGCCACGATGGACGTCACGACGCCGCGCGCGGCGCAGCTCGACGTGCTGACCGGGCTCCAGGCGTGAGGCTCGGCAATCTGGAAATAGGCGCGGCGACGGGTGCGGACTTCGTTCCCGTCACGCCCGACGATGCGGCGGACCTGAGCATCGAGCCGGCTGCGCTCTACATCGAGACCGGCGGGACGCTGGTTGTCGACACGCGCGGCGGGCAGTCTCGCACCATCGGCGTGAGCGACTTTCAGGTGCTTCCGCTGGCGGTCGTGCGCGTGCGGGCGACCGGCACGACGGCGACCGGCATTCACGCGATCACGGTGGGCTAGATGCTGACCGCTGCGCCCGCCGTTCTGGAGGTCCGCCGCGCTGGCGACGGCTCGGCGACGCTGGCGGGCTCCTTCGCCTATGGCGTCGAGGCCGAGCTGGCGCCCGGACGGCGCGAGGTGTTTGAGGCGCGGGCGTTTCGCTGGAAAGATGACGTTCATCTGCTCAGTCAGCATGAGTTCGCCAAGCCGCTCGCGCGCTCCAGCAACGGCTCCCTGACGCTCCAGAACGGCGCGGACGCGCTCTCCTTCGAGGCGCGTCTGTCGGCGCGTGTGCTGGAGACGCAGGCCGCTCGCGACGCTCTGGCGCTTGTGGAGGAAGGTCTGGCCGCTGGCGTCTCTCCGGGCTTCATGGTCGCGCCCGATGGCGTCGAGGTCCGCAAGGCTGGCGACGGGCTGCTCCGCGTTGTGAAGCGGGCCGAGCTGGTGGAATTGAGCATCGTCACGAGACCGGCTTACGAGGGCGCGACGGTCTCGGCGCGGTCCTGGGACCAAACCGGGAAGCGCTTCCCGGATCGCGGCGCCCGCTTCCGGTGGCGCGCATGACTGTGGTGCTGTCAGAGACCGAGGCCGACCCGGCGGGGTGGCCGGCGGTGACGGTGCGCTTTCCGAACCGGCCGACCGACGACGACAACCCGGACGTTGCGGCGGCGGCGACGTGGCGTCGGCTGGAAGGCTGGATCGCGCGGCGCTGGCCGTCTCGGAGCGTCGTCTGGACGGTCGAGGGGCCGGGCGAGTGGTCGCCGCGGCTCTATCCCTTCACGCTCTCGACGGCCGAGGTCTGGAGCGGCGGCGCATGGTCCGCGGTCACGCTCGAGGCCGCGCCGCTCGGCTACATGCTCGAGGCCGAGACCTATCGCATCAGCGGCACGGCGGGCGACGACGCGGACCCGCCGGAGGACGTGCTGGAGGCGTTCCGCCGGCTCCATGAATACGGGCTCGGCGTCGCGCGGAGCTGGTGGACTGAGACCGCGACCTATCGCTCTGAGGACCATCAGGCCGTCGCGGCGTGGGCTGCGAAGGCCATGCACCTTTCCGGCGCGGCGGACCTGCTGCGGCCGTATCGGAGGCTCGGCGCATGAGGTTCCCGAGGCTCTGGCGGCGCAAGGCCGAGACCCGCTCGGCGGGCGGTTACACGGCGATGATCACGGCGGCGCGGGCGGACTACATCAGCGGAACCGCGGGCGCGGCCGAGCTGACGGCGGCTGTGCAAGCCTGCGTTTCGCTGTGGGAGGGCGCTCTGGCGCTCGCGGACGTCGAGGGCACGGACGCGCTCTCGCCCGCGACGCTGGCGCTGGTGGCGCGCTCTGTGGCGCTGCGCGGCGAGTTCGTCGGGCTGATCGACGGCGGCGCAATCCTGCCGGCGAGCGAGTGGGATCTTTCGACGTCGGGCGGGCGCCCGCGCGCCTATCGGCTCTCTCTGCCGGAGGTGGGCGGCGGGCGGACGGTGACGGCGCTCGCGCCGGAGGTGGCGCACATCGTGACCGGCGCGGACGTGCGGCAGCCGTGGGCGGGCGTCTCGCCGCTGCGGCGGGCGAGCCTGTCGGCGGACCTGCTGGCGGCGCTGGAGGCGGCGTTGCTCGACGTCTATCGCGACGCGCCGCTCGGCTCGACGGTCGCGCCAATGCCGGAGATGACCGAGGAAGATCGGACCCGGCTCGCGGGATCGTTTCGGGGCCAGCGCGGGCGCGTCCTGATCCGTGAGAGCGTCACGACCACGGCGGCGGGCGGACCCGCTCCGGCGACGGACTGGAGGCCGCAGGGCTTAACGCCGAACCTGCGGGACGCGATGGCGGTCGAGACCGTCGAGGGCGCCCGGCGCGCGATCTGCGCGGCGTTCGGCGTCCTGCCGGCGATGCTGGAGGCGTCGACCACGGGGCCGATGATCCGCGAGGGCCAGCGCCATCTCGCGCAATGGGCGCTGATGCCGCTCTGCGCGCTGATCGGGGCCGAGCTGTCGGACAAGCTGGGGGCCGCGGTGTCGCTCGACGTGATGCGCCCGCTCCAGGCTTACGACGCGGGCGGGCGGGCGCGGGCCGCGGCCGGGATCGTCCAGGCGCTCGCCACGGCGAAAGAGGCGGGGCTTGACCCGGCGACCGTCTCCAAGGCGTTCGCCGCGGTCGATTGGAACATCGAGAGCTAGGCGCTTTCGGCAGGCGCTTAGGGGGCAAGCGGCGAGTGCCCCGAAAAACCGCCGCAGCCGGGGCCGCGCTTCTCCTTTGGCGCGGTGACCCGGCAGGGCCGGCCGGCGCGTTTTTTGGTCAGGGGCGCGTCGGCCGGTTACCCTCTTGCACACCTTACAACGCCATTGTAAGTTCCTCGCATGAGGCTCTACCAGGATATGCCGGAGCTGACCGTCGCTGAGGCCGAACGGCTTTGGCTGACGCCGCGCGAGGTCTGCATCCTTGCCGCAGTCGGCGACCCTGACCGCGACCGCAGCATCAAGCGGATGCTGAACACGCTTTCCGACCGGGGCCACGTCCCGTTCGTTAAAACCGGGCCGAGCAAGACGCATCCCCGGCACTACTCCCTAGTCTCGGCGGCGATGCTGCGCGTGTTCGCTGAGATGGTCGAGACCGGGCGCACCTACGTCTATGCCCAGCCTGTGGCCGATGAGGTCGCGAAGCTGCTCAAGGCGGCGGTGGAGCAAGTCTCGGACATGGGCGACTTGGAAACGCGCCTCATGCCGTGGCGGCTGCTCTACGGCGAAATGACTGCGGACGGGACGCCGCGCGTCTGCAAGCCGGTCAAGGGCGATCTGCCGATTGACGAGCTGGCGCCGCTCGACGCGGGCGTGTTCGCAGCCGGGTATGTCGTCTGGCGCACCATCGAAAGCTACGCGGACTTCTGGTTGTCGCGGGGGGGCTCGCGATGACCGCGCCGCGCCGTCCGACGCCGGCGACGGCTGAGCGCTACGTAAAGGCCGTTCAGCGGGCGGGCGTGACGGTCGCCGAGTTGCGCGTCGAGCCTGATGGGACGATCCGCATCATCGCAGCGACCGGGGCCGCGACGCCGGCCGACGCGGCGCTCGAAACATGGATGCGAAGCAATGGCGCGGGCTAAGGCTCCCCGCGGCGTCAACCGCGTGACCAAGCGTCTCGCGGACGGCTCGCGGCGCGTCTACCTCTACCATCGGGCGACCGGGCGCCGGCTTCCTGACGATCCGACGAGCGCCGATTTCTGGCGAGCCTACGCCGAGTGCGAGCAGGCGACGCCGCGGGACCGCGGGACCGTCGCCGGGCTGATCCGGCTCTATCTCGGTTCGGTCAAGTTCGAGCGGAAGCGGGACAGCACGCAGCGCGAGTATCGGCGCGTCCTGAGCGTGCTCGAGCAGCGCTTCGGATCGCTCCCGATCAAGGCGCTCGCGTCGCCCAAGGTGCGCGGCGTGTTCCTCGCCTATCAGGAGGAAATCGGCCGCGACCGGCCGCGCGAGGCTGACAACCGGCTGAGCGTCCTGTCGGCTGTGTTCACCTACGCCGCAGCGCGCGGCGAGATTGACGACAATCCCTTGCGCGGCTTCGAGCGGCTCTATCACGGCGACCGCTCGGCTTTCATCTGGACCGAGCAGGACGTCGCGAAGTTCATGGACGCCGCGCCGATCGAGCTGCAACGCGCGCTGATCCTCGCGATCCACACCGGGCAACGCTACGGCGACCTGATCCGGCTGCGGTGGTCGGACTATGACGGGGTGTCGCTGACGCTGCGCCAGCGCAAGGGCGGCGCGCTCGTCTACGTCCCCGCGTCGGCGGCGCTGCGGCGTATGCTCGACGGAATGGAGCGGCGCGGCCCGTTCATCCTGACGCGGCCCGATGGCCGACCGTGGTTCACCGAACGGGACGACAAGGCGTTGTCGAAGGCGTTCGGCCGCTGCGCGCGCGCCGCCGGCATCACCGAGCTTCATTTCCATGATCTTCGCGGGACGGCCGTGACCCTCATGAACGAGGCGGGCGTCAGCATCCAGCAGGTCGTTTCGATCACCGGCCACACGATGCAATCCGCAACCCGAATCCTTGAGCGCTACGGCGCCAGGACAAGGCGGCTCGCAGAAGCCGCCATCCATGCGTTCGAGAACGCAAAAGAAACGCGGTTTGCAAACCAGTTGCAAACCGCGCCAGTGAAGCAAAAAGAGGCTAAGCGAAATGTCGAGCGATGACAAGCGTTTAAGTGGCGCACCGGGGAAGATTCGAACTCCCGACCCCCAGATTCGTAGTCTGGTGCTCTATCCAGCTGAGCTACCGGTGCGTCAGGCGCGGGTGATAACGACCCTCTGAACGCTTGGCAAGGGCGTCGCCGGTCAGGCCGGGGCGGCGTCGTCGATCCGGAGTCGCGGGCGGCGACGGCCGTTCCAGTCGTCGATCTCGATGCGGCCGGCGAGGTGAACCCGTCCCCCGGCGGCCTCGCGCAGGAAGCCGCCGAGAGCCGTGTCCGCCGCGCCGAAGGCGACGCAGTCGATCCGCGCGGCGCCGTCGTTCGCCGTCAGCCCGAGGTGGTTGCGGCCGAAGGACCGGAGGGCGCCGAGCCGCAGGGTCGGGAGCGCGAACCGCGGGGCGGGAGCGGCCGCGCCCCAGGGGCCCGCGGCCTCCAGCGCGGCGCAGAACTCGAGCGTCGCCGCCGCGGGCGGCATCGCGCCGTCGATGCGCAGGTCCGCGGCTCCGCCCCGGCCCGCCCCCTGGCGCGCGAGCGCGTCGCCAAGCCGCGCCATCGCCGC